AATGATCGAGATATATCGTGTCTTCTCAATTCTGAGAAGACTATTGATCCATCAGTGCATTGATATGCACTTATTGGGTGATAACAAGGCATGTGAGGTGCCTGGGGGCTTTTTTAGAGCCTCCAGCCTCCACGTTGTGGGGACTTTGCCATATTTGCAGATTTTGTACGTCTTGCGTTCTTTCTAAAAGAACGAGCAGAACGACGTTTATTAACAGGTTTTCTATACATCATTTTTTAACTCCTTTTGTAGTTTTTGGTGTCACCTAGAACAGTTACATCAAGTAGGTAACTGTTCTATGGCTTAATCAGCCACCTTTTCAAGGGTGTTTTTAGCAGCTTCTACGACTTCGGCAGCTGCTTTTTCGACCAATCCGAGTTCCTCGGCTTCTGGTCGATTTGACTCGTTCTCTAAGAACTCAATCAGATTTGCGGGATCGTTATCAAAACGAGCCCTAATTTGGGCTGGCAACGCCTCAAATTCGTCTTGAGCCGCGATAACGCGGTTCAAGGCAGTATGGTAATCACCGATACCGGTGAAATCGCCATAACGGGGCGATAGTGGTTGTTCAGGCAATAAGCCTGTAACATTAAATTGACGAAGTATAGTATTAATATCACATTCGTCTTTAAAATGCTGCTGAGCCAGGGATGGCTCCTCACAAGCCAAACCTGACTCATTAGATGCAGCATCTTTATCATAATTATAAGGTGTGCGTAAAAAAACAGTGTTTTTTGACATTTTTATCTCCTAGATGGTTTAGGTATTCCGGTTGCACCGGTATTAGGTCTAAACATGTTAGAGGTTCCTCTAACAATATTAGCAGCGGCAGATGTTGCGCTGTGTGCTATTTGTGATTGCTCTTTGGCCTGATAAGCATTAGGCCATTCAGTAAAGTATTTACCTTTTGACTTGGCTTCAGGTATATCACCAAGTCTTTGTATTGAAGCTATATTTCTTTTAACAGCTTCTTCCGCATTTGTTGCGGTTGTACGAGCCTCATTTAATAATTGTTCAGATATTAAATTTTTCAATGTTTGTGAAACATTAGGGGCTTGTAATAGTTTAAGTTTTGTATCGGCAGATATATTATCTGCTCTCATATAAGATTCATTAGTATTTGCTGTTTTGAGTTCCAAATCAGCTTGTATATTTCCTAATTGTGCTGCAGATGAAGCTAAGCCCTCTGCAGGATTTTTTAATGTAGCTTGTTGTCCGACAGCGGAACTCCCAGATGGTGTACCGGCACCACCTTGGGAATAAGCTAGCATTGGATTTAAGCCAGCGGCCATTAAATCTTTTACTGTTGTTTGGTATTGTGTCTCACGCATGCGTTCCTGAAAATCCATCTGTTTTTCAGCCTGGTCAGCACTAAATGCCTGAGCGGACGCAGCTTGATTAGCTTGAGCTTGGTTTGTAAACATTCCCCCTATAAGACTAGCGCCTCCCCCAATAATTGCGGGGAGGACGTTGACTCCTTGGATTGCGTTACCAACCGCATTAATTAAGCCACTAAACATATTAGAAATGATCGATTAAGCCAGGTACTGAGTACATTGGCATTGGTCGTGCTTTTTTACAATCAAAAAAGCTATCAAAAATAAACTGTTGTCCGTTGGCAGCTGATCCAACTGCTACGACTCGACTCACTGGTGGTGTGTCTTGTATAAACGTTGTGTTCAACGTAGGTGTAGCAGTGAATTTTTGTGCAAGATGCCAGGCATCAATAGTTCCAGTAGCAGTAGAACGGAACAAACTTGAAATGCGGCTAGGATAATATCGGTATTCTGCCCAGCGTTCTTGATAGCCAAATACATCATTATCCCCAGAGCCACCTGTAACATATATTTCCTTATTTAAAACAGCTTGTTCACCTAATGTTGCAAAAGCTGGGAAGTAAAAATCATAACGTGTTGATCTGCTCCACATACGAGCAAGACCTTGCTGGTATGTAAGATCTGCACGTACCGCTACTAAACCGATAATTACACCGTGTTCAGTAGACGAGTAAGTAAAGCCATGATTATGAGCCAAGGCAGTACCCATAGCAGCAAGTGTGCCCATAGGGGTAGTAGTTCCACTAGCATTAGTGCCCGACGTTTGAGCGATCGGATTAATATTAATAGCGGTTGATCCACCCCCGATGTACTCGGGACGCTGTAAGCGAGCATCAGGAGAAATAACACCAAAATGTGAGCGAATAATTTCAGTATAA